GACGTCCTCGTGGCCACGCACCTGACCGAGGCCCAGGCCAACGCCTACCGGATCGCCGACAATCAGACGGGCGACATCGCCGAGTGGAACCTCGAGCTGCTCACGAGCGAAGTCCGGGCCCTTGCCGACAAGGACATCGACCTCGACGTCCTCGGCTTCCCCGCCGACCAACTCGGGGCCCTGCTGGACCCCGGCCTCAGCGAGGGGCAGACGGACCCCGACGCCGTGCCGCCCACGCCGGCCAAGGCCAGGACGAAGCCCGGCGACCTGTACGTCCTCGGCGACCACCGGCTACTCTGCGGCGACAGCGGCAGCACGCCCGACATCGACCGGCTGCTGGACGGCCAGCCCATCCACCTCGTGAACACGGACCCGCCCTACAACGTCAAGGTCGAGCCGCGAAGCAACAACGCCATCGCCGCCGGCCTCAGCTCCTACCCCGCCAGCGGATACGCCGACCTCAAGGGCAAGAAGGGCCGCCCCCTGACGCACCATCAATCCTTCGACCTCGCCCGGGGCCGGGCCAAGGCCCGAGGCACGACCAAGGCCATGCGGGCCCGCGACCGCCAGCTGCTCAACGACTTCGTCACGCCCGAGGCCTTCGATGCGATGCTCATGGCGTGGTTCGGCCAGATCGCCCGCGTCCTCGTCCCCGGCCGGGCCTTCTACGTCTGGGGCGGCTACTCGAACTGCGAGAACATCCCGTCCGCCCTCCGCCGCTGCGAGCTGTACTTCTCGCAGGCCATCATCTGGGTCAAGCAGCACCCCGTCCTCACCCGAAAGGATTTCCTCGGCGAACACGAGTGGTGCTTCTACGGCTGGCGTCTAGGCGCCGGGCACTGGTTCGCCTTCGGCGTGAACAACGTCCGCGACGTCTGGGAGTTCACCGCCCCCGCCACGGGCAAGGCCAAGGCCAAGCCGACCGAGGTCGGTGCCGGCCTCGTCATCGAATCCCCGAGCGGGGCCGAGCTGTTCCTGAGCCCGGCCGTCCCGCCCGGCAAGCACCCCCGCCTGTCGCTGGCCGACGGGGCCACGGCCCGCCTCGCCAGCGGCAGCCCGACCGACCTGTGGAAAGTCCATAAGGTGACCCCGACCAAGATGGTCCACCTCACCGAGAAGCCCGTCGACCTGGCCATCCGTGCGATTCAGTGCTCGAGCCGGGCCGGCGAGAACGTCCTCGATCTGTTCGGCGGCAGCGGCTCGACGCTGATCGCCTGCGAGCAGACCGGCCGCCACGCCCGCGTCATGGAACTGGACCCCTTGTACTGCGACGTCATCGTGCGGCGCTGGGAGGATTTCACCGGCCACCAAGCCGAGCGCCACGCCGCCCCCGCCAAGCGCCAGAAGAAAACAGCCAAGCCCAAGCCCGCCACCCGGCGCAGGAAGCGAACAGCCGGCCCCCCTGTGCGTAGCGCGGCGTCGAGGCGAAGCCGCAAGCCGGCCAAGAAGGGGAAGTGATGGCCAGGAAGGCCCGCGACAAGAAGCACGAGTCCACGCCGAGCAAGGCCGACGAAATGCTCCGACGCATCCGCGTCGCGAAGGGCACCCTGATCGGCGTCCGCGAATGCCTCGCCGACGCGCTGGACTTCGTCAACCGGGGCATCGGCAAGGTGCAGCAGGCCTACGCCGACATGGAGGCCGCACTCGATGACGCGGGCATCCCCCACACAAGCAGCCGACGCCGGGCCGGCCCGCCGCGGGGCAAGCGCGCAAAAAAGGCCCCGGCCAAGTCGACCGGGGCCCGACGGCCGCGTCGTGGTTGAGCGACGGACCGCTACTTCTTCTGGGCCGCCTTCAGCTCGGCCGCGACGGCCTCGCCGACCTTCGTGAGGCGGAACGTGCCCGGCCCCGTCTTCGCGAAGCGGGCACCTACACCCTTGGCAGCGATCTCGCGGATGATGGCCGCGTAGATCGTGGCCTCCGGCGTCTTGCCGGCCGAGGACCACAGGCCCGCCTTCATCATGGCCGCGACCACCACGCTGGACTTCTCCGGCTTGCCGATCTTCGCGAGCTGCAGCACGGCCGCGTCGAGCCCGCTGATCTTGCCCTTGGCCTTGCCGGCCTTCGCGACCGCCGCCCCGGCCGCCGCCGCCGCGTCCGCCTTGGGGTCCTTGGCCGCCGCCGCCTTGGCCGCCGCCGCCTTCCGTTCCTTGCGCATGGTGCGGACCATATGACCACGCGGTACCTGCTTCGGCTTCGCGGCCTTCTTGGCGGCCTTCTTCGTGCCGCCCTTGGCCTTCTTCGCCTTGGCCGGCACGGCCGCCTTCGCCTTGGCCGCCTTCCGCCCGGCGATGACGTCGGGCTCCGACAGGCGCATGGCCGCCTCGCTGGCCCGCTCGCCCGGCAGCCGACTGGACGGCACGACCGGGGCGTCAACGGCCTTCCCGTTCCTGTCGCACGGGCAGAGCAACCTGGCCGGATCGCCGATCCGCACGGGCCGCTGCGTCGACAGGACCAACGCCCACCAGCCGCCCTTCTCATGCTCGCGAGTCACCCGCACGACCTCAACCGTCCCCCGAACCTTGGCCCGATACAGGGCCCCGCACTTGACGTCCGCCTTCTTCATGACTACGCTCCTTCAATCGTTCCGCGCCTGCCCCATTGCAGGCCCGGACGCTCGGGCCCCGCCGCCAGTCGACGGGGCCCTCGCGTTCGGACCCGGCTAGGCCGTGGCCGTGGCCGGCATCCGTCCGAACTTGCCCGGCCGACACACCGGGCAGCCGCCCGGCGAGCAGCCGCAATTCATGCAGCGCGTGCCGGCCAGATCGAAACTGACCTGCCACGCCTCGCCCAATCCGTGGACGAAGTCCACGACCTGCACGGGCCGCTGCCGCTCGAACGGGGCCAGCGGGGCGTACAGCTCATCGAACAGCGTCCAGAGCCGCCGCTGCCGCCCGACGCGAAGCCGCCGCCGGTCCACCACCGTCACGGTGATGTGTTCGCCCCGCACCACCACGCCGCCCTGGCTGGTCGACGCCGCCGCCGACCACGCGGCGTCGTGGCCGACCACCGCGTGCAGCGTATGCTCCAGCCGACGCCTCAGCTCACGTATGCATCCCATGACCGTCTCCTTACCACCACCGGCCCGCCCCATTGCAGGCACGGGCGCTCGGGCCCCGTAGGGCCCTCGCGCTCGGGCCCGCTAGTCCGCCAGCAGGCGAATGAGCATGAAGTACGTGTCGACGGCGGATCGCGGCAACCGCGTCACCCCGTCCAACTGCTCGACAAGGCAACGGGCCATCGACCGCTGATCGACCGGATCGTCACAGGCCGACACGTGGTGCGTCTTCACCGCCACGCCGCCCGGCAGCATGATCTCCACCCTGATCAAGTCCGCCCGATGGCCGTCGGTCCCGTCCGACGGCCTCGACAGGATCGCGTACCGCCCGTCTGCCGCCCCGCCTTGGATGTCCATTCGCGTCACGTGCATGACCGTCTCCTTACCACGCCGACCTGCCCCATTGCAGGCTCGGGCGCTGGGGCCCCGCAGGGCCCTCGCGCTCAAGTCCGCACCGGCACCTTCGCCAGCGTCGACAGGAGGTCGAAGTACTCCCGCCGGTCCGCCCGGCTGCCGCCGCCGTCGAGGAAGGCCTGCAGCTCCGCCGCCGCCGCCGACAACGCACACTCGTCATGAATGCTCACCGCCGCCACCTTGCCGTCGGGCACCGCCGGCGACAGCATGGTGTACGTCACGCGTTCCGCCGCGACCACGCGCTCGACCACGGCCAGCGGCGAGCCCCCGCCAACCCGCCGCTGCCCGACCAACTCGACCTGCCAGATTCGTGCGTTCATCGTTCCTGCTCCTTCCGCCGGCTACACGCCGGCCTCGATCTGAGTGATGGCCTCGGCCAGCGCCGCCGCCGGCACGATGTAGTGATCACGCTTCCAGAACTTCCCGGCCCGGACGTACACCGGCCAGACGTCGTCGCCGGCCAGCGCCTTGACGCGGTACAGAACCTTCTGATTCGTGGGCACCGTGAGATACGCGAAGGCGTGAGTGCCGACGTGGAAGTCGAACGTCTTACGCGGCCGATGCCCGGCCGCCCGAACGTAGATGTTGCCGGTCGACCTGAGGCCCTTGCGGCCCCAGTCGTACAGCCGATGCCCCGACCACGCCGCCGGCACGTTCGTCCATCGCTCGCTCTTGCTGACCATGACCTGCTCCAGAATTGAAAAGGCCGGGGCCACGCAGCGGCGATGGTCGTCCGCGTGGCCTCCGGCCCTTGTTGCCTTCGAGATTTTGTCGTTCGTGTCCATCGCTCAACCGTGAGTCATGTTACGCGCGGCACCGGCCGCTGGGAAGGGGATTATGCTCTTTCTGAGCAAGTATTTACGTTAGCAGAAGCGGCGTCGTGTCCACGAGTTACAACGCTCCGCCCGGGCGCCTGGACCGGAAAATCAGCCCCCTGACGGCCAGGACGGCCGCAGGACAGCCCCACTGCGCAGCTTCATCGCCGGCGTGGCCGACAGGCCCCCGTCTGGCCGACATGATAAGCAGAACCTACGGGAGCCCCATGCGCACAGCCAGCAAGAAGCCCCGTGCCCGGAGGGCCGTCAAGCGCGCCAAGCGCTCGACGTCCCGCCGCCGCAAGGCCGACCCGACGCGCCTCACCGCCGCCGAGGCCGCCCGCCTCCTGAAGGTGCCGGTCGACGTCATCAAGCGGCACCTCCAGGCCGGAGCCCCGGCCGAGCCCGGCCGCCGCATCAACCTCGTCCACTACGCCGCGTGGCTCCTGCAGCAGAGCGACCATGCCCGGTGACCTGACAGCCCTCCGCCAGAGCGAGCTGCTCCAGCTCGTCAACGGCACGCCGCTCGGCACCGTGCTGAGCCGCTCGAAGCTGCGCCGCCAGATGGACGCGGCCGGCCAGCGGATCGGGGACGGCCACAACCTGCACCTGCTCAAGTACGTCCGCTGGCTCATCCTCGAACACGAGCGCCCGACCGACGCCCCGATCGGATACGACGAAGCCCGCCAACGCCAGGCATCCCGGCAGCGAGCCGCGACCAAGGCCGCACAGGACGTCGGCCCCATCCCCGACGTCGAGGACTGGACCCGCCGCACCGAGGCCATCGCCGACCTCCGCACGTTCTACGAAACCTACTTCCCCGAGGCCTTCTTCTGGGGCTGGTCCCGCGACCACCTGGAATCCATCGCGACGCTGCAGCAGTGCATCCAGAACGGCGGCCTGTTCGCCTTCGCGATGTACCGTGCGGGCGGCAAGACCACCATGACCCGGATCGCCTCCCTCTGGGCCACGCTCGGTGACTACACCCCGTACGTCTGCGCCATCTCCGGCACGGCAGACTACGCCGTCAAGCAACTGCTCGACCCGACCAAGCTGGCCATCCTCGAAAACCACCGGCTGCTCGCCGACTTCCCCGAGGCCCTGCACCCGCTGCGGGCCCTGGAGAATTCCTCCAAGCGCCAGAAGCAGCAGCACGTCAACGGCCACCTGACCCACGTCCGCTGGGAGGTCGACCGGATCGTCTACCCCTCCATCATGGCCGAGGACCTGCCGCCGAGCTTCGCCGACCGGGGCCTCGAGCGCGGCGCTGCCTTCGGGGCCGTCATGAGCGTCACCGGCCTCGACTCCCACATCCGAGGGCAGCAGCACACCCGGCCCGACGGCAAGGTCATCCGGCCCCGGCTGGTCCTGCTCGATGACCCCCAGACCCGCGACTCCGCCCGCAGCCCGTACCAGACCGGCAACCGCCTCGACCTGATCAACGGCGACGTCCTCGGCCTCGCCGGCCACGACGAATCCATCGCCGCCGTGTGCCTCTGCACCAAAATCTACCAGCGCGACCTGACCGACCTCCTGCTGGACCCCGATGAATCCCCCGACTGGCAGACGCAGTGCACGCGGCTGGTCGAGGCCTTCCCGACCAACGACACCCTCTGGGAAAAGTACGGTGACATCCGCCGGCGACGCATCCAGGCCCACAACGCCAAGCCCGTCGAAAACGCCTTCTACCGACGGCACCGCAAGGCGATGGATGCCGACGCCAAGGTCTCGTGGCCGGAGTGCTTCAACCGCCGCAACGAGCTGAGCGCCATCCAGCACGCCATGAACCTGAAGCTCCGCAACGAAGCCACCTTCTACGCGGAGTACCAGAACGATCCGCAAACCGAACAGGACCTCGATGACGTCCTGACCATCGCCCAGGTTCTCGCCAAGTTCAACGGCCGCAAGCGCGGCACCGTGCCGCTCGACGCCCCGACCCTGACCGCCCACGTCGACGTCCACGACAAGGTCCTCTACTACGCCGTCACCGCGTGGGCCGAGGACTTCACCGGCTACCTGATCGATTACGGCACGCACCCCGAACAGGGCCGGGCCCGCTTCCACCTGCACAAGGCACCGCACACCCTGCGTGGTGCCTACCCCGGCCGCGGGGCCGACGGGGCCATCACCGCCGGCCTCGAGGAACTGGTCGCCCGGCTGCTGGCCCGCGAGTGGACCCGCACCGGCGGCGGCGTCGTGCGGATCGCCCGTCTGCTGGTCGACGCCGGATACAAGCCCCGCATCGTCGCCGCCGTCAAGCACAAGACGGGCGGCGACACGATGATGCTCTCCCGTGGCGTCGGCATCACCGCCGGCCGCAAGCCGATCAGTGAGTACCGCCGCAAGCCCGGCGAGAAGCATGGCCATCACTGGTACACCCCGAGCGTCCGGGGCACGTCCGAATTCCCGCACGTCCTCGTCGACACCAACTACTGGAAAAGCTTTCTTCATGCCCGCCTCGCCATGCCCGCCGGCGAGATCGGGTGCCTCAGCCTCTTCGGCCGCAGCGGCCGGCCCCACGAGCTGCTCGCCGAACACGTCGTGGAAGCGGAGTCCTGGACAGAAACCGCCGGCCACGGCCGCACCGTCCGCGAGTGGAAGCTCCGCCCGAACAAGCCCGACAACCACTGGCTCGACTGCCTCGTCGGCTGCTTGGCCGCCGCGTCCATGCAGGGCGTCCAGCTGCCCGGCATGAAAGCGCCGCCCGGCCAGAAGCCTCGCAAGCGATACACGCAGTCCGACATGACCCGCCGCAACCGATAAGGGGCTATGGATGGCCGCCGACCGAAAACGCTACACCGAAACGATCCGCCCGGGCGTGGCCCCGGATGCCGTCGACAGCGGGGGCCTCATCTGCACCCGCTGCGGCTGCCGGCATTTCCGGACGCTCTACACCCGCCCGAATCCCCGTGGCGGCGTCACCCGCCGGCGAGAATGCCGACACTGCGGCAAGCGCCTGACCACCATCGAAAGGCCACGCGATGACACCCCCGACCCTGAGTGAGATGGCCCTCGCCGTCCTCGAGCATCTGCCGACCGCCCCCAACGGCCTGTCCATCTGGGAGCTGGCCGACGGGCTCCTCGACAACCGGGGCCCGATGGCCCGTGGCCGGATCGCCGCCGCCGTCCAGGAACTCCACCAGGCCGCCAACCTCATCACCGCCACGACCGGCGACGATGACCTCGGCCACGCCGCCGTGCCGCTCTGGGGCATCCGAGCCGGCCAACGCGACGTCGCCGCCGCCCTGCTGGATGAAGCCGGCATCCGCTGAGGGACACGACCGGGCGTTACAGGCGGGATCCATTCCGTAACGCCCCCGACCGCTACCACCGCACCCTCCATGTCTACCGGCAGAACCTCGCCGGGATTTCTGCGGTTTTCCCCGGCCGACCGGCCGATGATTCCCCCGGACACGCGACCGGGCTCATGCCGGCGCAGCATGAGGCCGCCCCACCAGGCCGGCCTCCGGCGTGCTGGCTGTCCGACCGTCCACAGGCCGCACGGGGCCGTGCCCTCGTGCGGTCTGTTTTTGCTGCTTGGGGACGCTGCCCGCCATGGGCTCCGGTCGCCTCTTTCCCCGGACAGGAAAGGACGCAGCATGGCCTCGACCGATCTCAAGACGGACATCGCCGACAGCGCCCAAGGGCCCGCACAGGCTCGGGGCGACAGCGGCTCGATGACGCAGCACCCCCTCGCCAGCCTCATCGAAGCCGACCGATACCTCGCCGCCAAGGACGCCCTCGCCGACAGCACCAAGCGCACCTTCGGGATTCGCTTCGGCAAGCTGATCGCACCCGGCTCGATCTGATGGCCAAGAAGCCCACCAGGAAGCCCGCCGCCAAGAAGGCCCCGACCCGCCGGCGACGCACCCCCGCGAAGGCCGCCAGCGACATCGTGGCCGTCGAGGCCCGCCGGCCGATCACCGCCGGCAGCCGGGCCCCGGTCGTCCGCATCCTCCGTGCGAGCTTCGACTCCGCTCAGACCACCGATGAGAACTCCCGCCACTGGGCCAACGCCGACGGCCTGAGCCCCGACGCCGCCGCCAGCAGCGCCGTCCGCCAGACCATCCGCAACCGGGCCCGCTACGAAGTCGCCAACAACTCCATCGCCCGTGGCATCGTGGTCACGCTGGCCAACGATCTCGTCGGCAGCGGCCCCCGGCTGCAGCTGCTCATCGAAGGCCAGGACGAAGTGAACCACCTGCTCGAAACCGAGTTCGGCCGCTGGTGCCGGGCGACCCGCCTGGCCGCCAAGCTCCGCACCCTCCGCATGGCCCGCGCTCAGGACGGCGAGGGCTTCGGCGTCCTGTTCACGAATCCGAACATCGATCACCCCGTGAAACTGGACGTCCAGCTCATCGAGTCCGACCGCGTCAGCTCGCCCCTCAGCACGGCCGGCACCGACCCCAAGTTTGTGGACGGCATCCGCCTCGATGACTACGGCAACCCGCTCGCCTACTCGGTCCGCACGCAGCACCCGGGCGACAGCGGCGGTTCCGCCGACACCTATGCCACCGTGCCGGCCGCGAACATGATCCACTGGTTCCGGGCCGACCGGCCCGAGCAGCACCGGGGCCTGCCCGACATCATGCCGGCCCTCAGCCTCTTCGCCCAGCTCCGGCGGTTCACCAAGGCCACGCTGACCTCCGCCGAAACCGCCGCCGACCTGAGCCTCGTCATGAAAACCACGTCGCCCGCCGGAGGGGAGGCCGCCGAGGTCGACCCGTGGGTCACGATGGACCTCGAACGCAACGCGGCCATGTTCGCCCCCGAGGGATGGGAGCCGACGCAGATGAAGGCCGAGCATCCCAATGAGATGTTCGAGGGCTTCCGCAAGGCCATCATCAACGAAATCGCCCGCTGCCTTGGAATGCCCTACAACATCGCCGCCGGCAACAGCGCCGAATACAACTACGCCTCCGGGCGCCTGGACCATCAAGCCTACTTCAAGGGCATCGACGTCGACCGCTCCGACCTCGAGCTGGTGGGCATGGACCCGATCTTCGCCGCCTGGCTGGCCGAGGCCCTCCGCGTTCCCGAGTTCAATCTGTTCGGCCACGTCGAACGAATCTACTGGCCCCGCCTCTGGATGTGGCCCGGCCGCGAACACGTCGACCCCATGAAGGAAGCCCGAGCCGCCGACGTCCTCCTCAAGTCCGGCCTCCTGACCGAAGCGGAATACATGGCCGACAAGGGCCTCGACTGGCAGGAGCAACAGGAACAACGCAGGCGCGAGGCCGAGGGCCGCAAGAAGCGCGGCCTGCCGCCGCTGGTGCCTGAGAAAACAGGAGCCCCGTCATGAAGGCGAGCGCCCGACGCACCAAGGACTGCCCCCGCGACCTCGAGCTGCTCGCCGCCGCCGTGGACCTCGACCTCGAGGCCGCCAGCGAGAAGGGCGAGAAGCTCCCCACGTTTACCATGACCGCCTACTCAGGCGGAGGGATGCACCTGGCCGGCTGGCTCTACCCCGTCGTCATCGATCTCAAGGGGCTCAAAGTCTCGCGGAAGCCCCGCCCCATTCTCAAGGAACACGACCGTGCCGCAGTGGTCGGCCACTCCACCGGGATCGACAACGACGGGAGCCGGCTGGCCGTCGCTGGCATCATCAGCGGCACCGGCCCCGCCGCCCAGGAAATCCTCAGCACCGCCAGAAACGGCTTCCCCTGGCGGGCCTCCGTCGGCGCTCGCGCCGACAAGATGATCTTCGTCGAGGCCAACCAAACAGTCGAGGCCAACGGAAAAACTCACAAGGGCCCAGTGTACGTCGCGAAGCGTTCGACGCTGGGTGAAATCAGCTTCGTGGCACTGGCCGCCGACGATGAAACGTCCGCTCGCGTGAGGGCGTCTGCCGGCGACCGCAGAATCGAGGTAACAGCTATGAATTTCGAGGAATGGCTCACAGCAAAGGGATGGGACCCCGACGCCCTGTCGGACGATCAGCGGTCGACGCTTGAGGCCGCGTGGAAGGCCGAGCAGGAGCCCGAGCCCAAGCCCGAACCCAAGGTCGACCCGCCGGCCCCCAAGCCCGACGTCAAGGCGACCGCGCCGACCGACGTCGAGGCCGCCGCAACGGCCGCCGCCGAGAAGGCCGTCGAGGACGAACGCGACCGCGTCGCGAAGATCGAAGCCGCCGTCGATGGCTTCGAGGGCGACCGCGTCCAGGAACTCCGTGCGCAGGCCATGAGCGGGCAGATCACACTGGACGATCTGCGCGCCGGGATGCTGACGCACGTCCGTGACTCGCGAGCGCAGCACGTGCCCGGAGCCGAGGCCGTCGAGAATGACCGCAAGGTCCTGCTCGCGACCGGCTACCAGCTCGGCGGCGTCCCCGATGACCGGATCGTCGCGATGTGCGGCGAGCAGTCCCTCGAGGCCGCCAGCCGCCTGCGGGGCATCGGCCTCCAGGAGTTCTGCGCCCGGGCCGCCCTCCTCGAGGGCGTGCAGCTGCCCCGGTACCAGAACGATGCCAGCGGCTGGCTCCAGGCCGGCTTCAGCACCATGACGCTTCCCGGCATCCTCGGGGCCGTGGCCAACAAGTCGCTGCTCGAGGCGTACAGCTACGTCGAGGACGTCTGGCGTCAGGTCGTGAAGATCGCCAGCGTCAAGAACTTCCTGCAGCACAACCGGTACCGCCTCACCTCGGACTTCAAGTTCGAGAAGGTCGCCGCCGACGGCGAGCTGAAGCATGGCGAACTGGCGCAGCAGGCGTACACGCAGCAGGCCGACACCTACGGGATTATGTTCGCCCTGACCCGCCAAGCCATCATCAACGATGACCTCGGCGCGTTCCTGGCGGTCCCGCAGCAGCTCGGGCTGGGCGCAGGCGAAGCCATCGCCGAAGCCGTGTGGACGCTCCTGCTGAGCAACCCGTCGAGCTTCTTCCACGCCGACAACAGCAACCTCGAAACCGGTGCCGGCTCGGCACTGAGCATCGCGGGGCTGACGGCGGCGGAGCTGGCCTTCCTGAACCAGACCAAGCCGAACGGCCGCCCGCTGGGCGTCGCCGCCAAGAAGCTTCTGGTTCCGCCGGCCCTGAAGGTCACGGCCGAGCAGCTCATGGAGTCGCTCGAGCTGAACGAAACGACCACGGCCAACGTCGGCAAGGGCAAGAAGAACGTCCACGCCGGGAAGTTCGACGTCGTCTGCAGCACGTACCTGAGCAACGCGACGATCACGGGCTACAGCGCCACGGCCTGGTACCTGTTCGCCGACCCCCGCGTCCTCGCCGCTCTGGAAGTCGCCTTCCTCAACGGCGTCGACCGGCCGACGGTCGAGAAAGCCGATGCAGACTTCAACACCCTCGGCGTGCAGTTCCGGGGCTACATCGACTTCGGCGTCAAGGAACAGGACCCCCGCGGGGCCGTGAAGTCCGACGGGGTCTGACCGACCGCCTGACGTGGCTGACTGAACAACGGCCGCCGCGAGCGTTACGCCGTCGATCGGCGGCGTAACGCCGCGAGCGG